TGTACATTTTGACGGCAAAAATAGAAAAATTCTTATGATTAAAGCTTCAATTGCATGCAAATCTGTGATTAATATTGCAAAAGAATTTTATGAAGAAATTAAAGCTTCAATAACAACAACGCCAGATGAAACTAATCCGAGTTTTGCCAATTTAACTCAATCAAAAACAACTACTGGACCTTATTTTTTAGGAAGTTCAAGAGGGGTTCTGTCAGCCAATTTAGATTTAATTAGAAAATCATTAATTACTGCAACAAAACATGATTATACAAATTGTATAGATGCAGGAATTGAAGTAATGTTTGGTAATCTAGAATCAGAAAATTTAGATAGTATCGTATTTAAACAGTCTCCAGGTCAGTTATTAGCAATTTGTTTATCAGCAATTAAGTCATATGAAAAAATGATAGATTTAATTAATGAAAGAACTTTGAATCAACCTGAGAATATTGCATCATCTGTTATTGGAATTTTAAATACTTTAAAAGATAACAACCTTATTAAATTTTTAAATGTACTTGCTACAATTGGTGATCGAGCACTAATGGCTTCTGGTGGTAATAAAGACTTAAGCGTCAAACAATCTATTAGAAATGTAGATAGTTTAAGTGATGCTGCCGGTAATCGCCCTGGAAAACATAGAAAACGTAACGGGAGAACAATAACACAGGTTGCATGGAATCAAAACGAAACAATTAATTCCTATATATTACCTTTGAATATAGTAAGAGCTAGTGCAAAGTTATCACAAGGAAATAATTCTCCTAATCCTGTTAAATCCATGTTAGGTTCTGGACTTTATGAAAATACATATTTGTCTGTGAATAATGACGGAGCCGGCTCAAGAATACCAAATGAAGTAGTTAAAGAAATAGAAGATCGTCTAGACGCTGAATATGTTCCTTTTTATATACAAGATTTAAGAACTAATGAAATCATATCTTTTCATGCTTTTTTATCATCTTTATCTGATACTATTACACCAAACTTTAACTCTACTCAAGGTTATGGACGAATGGATCCAGTACAGATATACTCTGATACAAAAAGATCAATCACGGTTTCTTTTACTTTAATGGCGACTTCAAGAGAAGATTTTGATTTAATGTGGTATAAAATTAATAAATTAACAACATTAGTATATCCGCAATGGACACAAGGTACAAAAGTTTCTAATGGTGGCGATAATGTTTTTATTCAACCATTTAGTCAAGTTATTGGAGCATCACCATTGGTAAGATTAAGAGTAGGTGATGTTGTTAAATCAAACTATTCTAGGTTTAATTTGTCAAGAATATTTGGCATTGGTGATTCAAATATTACAACAAAACCTCAAGGTCAATCTTTATTATCACAAGGATTAGATTTTGTTGAAGATAATACACCGATTAATTTTGATGCAATCCAAGAAGCTGCAATTAAAACCCTAACATTGGCTTTTGGTTCTCCAGCACAATATTTAAATATAGGAAATGTTCAAGACACTGCATTGGATCAATTATCAGTTTTAAATTTTAACCTTGGAGCAGCTGCTCAGAAAACATTGTCAGCTGCTCAGGAAACATTGTTAACATTATTACACAATGGATTTGTTAATCCACTTTTGATGACAGCAGTGATTAATAAAATAAGTACACCTAATCTAAGTATTGACAATTTAAACGAGGTAAATTTATTGGGTATCGGTAATGCGGCTGATATTGTAAATGCCGCTTTGGAATCGTCAGGAGTATCTGATGCTTTAGATTTAATTGGGTCGACTTTTCAAAAGCCAATGGTGAAAGCAAATACAAATCAAGGATATAGGACACCAGATCAAAGAATAATTTATCTTTCAAAAAATACAACAATTAAAATTTTAGAAGATAGTAATACATCTGGAGAAAACCAAAAAATATTCAAAGCTCTAATATCAGATTCAAATTCTGATTTAGATGGAGAAGAAATATTTCTTCAATTTTCAGATTTATATTTTAGTCCTGATTATTTATTTAGAGCATCTGGTGTCGGTAATTTATTTTTTGCAGCAGAAGGAATAGAATCTTTTGCTGACGAAGGTGTTGACATACTTCAAGAAAACAATGCTAAATATGGTGCAACTCCAGGATTAGCAGATTTAGCAAAAAATCTTTATAAGAAAGACGAAGTAATGTTTATGGAACCAAAAGAAAATCCATTTACACGTGCTTATGAAACAACAGCAGGAAGAGGTTTAGCAGGAACTTTAGGAGGATTAACATTTGACTGGGGGAATGGAGATACTTTTACATGGGAAATCGATCATAATGCACGTGCTCCAAAAGGTGTAAAGATTACTTTTAATCTGGCAGTCATACATGATATTCCACCTGGAATGGATCATAGCGGATATAATCGTGCACCTCTTTATAATGTTGGTGAAATAATGAAACATGTCGCCGGCGATCCTTATTCAGATGGAGCTGCTATGAGCAGATTTAGGTACGAGTCGGCAAGAAAAGACAAAAAATCTGGAGAATAAATATGGGACTTTCAAGATACTCATTTTCAAAAAAAATTACCTTTAATGGTAAAACAATTTATGGAACAAACAGATTAAGTGCAAACATTTATAATGCTGTAGAAAATAATTCAATTTCTTTTCAAACTTATACTTTAACTGAAGGTGAAAGATTAGATGTTATTGCTGGTAAGTTTTACGGAGATGCAAGTTATTGGTGGATAATTGCCGCGGCATCTGGTATCGGCTGGCCGCTTCAAGTTCCTCCCGGTACTTTTTTAAGAATTCCGCAAAATTTAAATGATGTATTTGGATTAATTTTATGAGCAGTGATTATATTTCAAACAACCCTAATGTAAGAATCAATATTCTTAGAAAAATAGCAAAAGAATATGAAGGTTATATAGCGGGAATTGGAGGAGATAATACTTTATACAAGTTTTCACCAGACTCAGAATTAAAAGCATTATTAAAACCAGGTGAAGAAAGCAGAACAAAAAACAACATGTCTGAAGAACAAAAGCAGATACGCCTAATTGAACAAGCTTTAAATGCAATATTAGATACTGCAAATGGAGCATATCTAACTAAAGATTATTTATCAAAAAGTAAAATATATAATGGTATTGATATATCAAAATTAGGTGATAATGCAACCTCATCAGAAGAAGCTTTATTATTAGGTAAAAGTTTAAAAATATTAACTCAAAAAAAGTTAATCAATAGTATTATAGATGCTCCATTGAATTTAACGCCTAGTACAGGTATAATCACTACTAGTACATCTCCGTTTAATGATGTATCAGAAAGAGGATTAATATTTACACCAACAGAAGCTTCAAAAAAAGAATCAGATTTAACTGAAGAAGAGAAAAAAGATAGAAAAAAACAATCAAAAATTGATAAGCTAAAAAGCAAATATAACACTTTCGATAAATTTAATGAATTAAAGCCAGATCAAAAAGAAGCAATTGCAAAAGATTTAGATTTAAAAGTTTCTGAAATAGAGGCAGCACTTAAAAAAAGAGATGCAGAAAAAAACACATCTCAAAATGCAAAAGAAAAACTAATTCAAGCAAGAAAAGATGCTGTTGCAAAATCAAATAATGGTTCTTTAAGAACTGACAATGTCAATATTGCAGACATTGATAATTTTATTTTAGAAAACCCAGGAAGACAAACAGAAGAAGTAAAAGACAACTCAGGAAAAGTAATCAGTTCAAATTCTGCAGTACTTGTTTCTTTACCGATTAATAATGATCAATCAGGAAATCAAAAAAATCCTAATTTTGCAATGAGTGCATATGTTTTTTGCAACCAAAGTATTCAAAGGTCTGGAAAATCAAAAGATTACTTGAGTCTTTTTCTAAATGGAATTCCTCCTATTGAAATGTCAAGATGTACTCCCTATCTAGATATTACTGTATATCATAAAAACAAGTCAAAAAACAAAAAAAGGTTTTTAAATCATGAATATCATATGCGATTTATTAAACAAGAAAACGGAGAATTTGTTTTATCTGAAGGTGCAATATCTAATGCAAAAAGATTAAATGGAGCTCCAAGAGAAAGTGGTCTAGATTCAAGTTTTATGTCGATTTTTACATCCCCACAGACCATGGCAAATGGAAATATTAATAAAGGCGTAAATGCAGACAATATATTTAAAAACTACACAACTTCAGATAAAAATTCTATAGGGGACCAAAGATTTTTAGAACCTATTGTTCCTTTATTAACTTTAAACTCTTTTCAGGTCACGATTGCTGGCATGGGCTATGGAATGGTTTCTTCCAGAAAAGGAAGTATGTCTTTGGTGTTGCATGATAGAAGTCGATTGCAAGATTTTGCACCTTTGATTAGTTTAAATCAATTATCAGGTACTAGCATAAGGGTAGAATTTGGTTGGAGTCATCCAGATGGTAATCCTTTGACTAGTAAAAACGAAATAGGTAAATTTTTAAATGCAATGAGAGATGTCCAGTTTTATAATTTGCTAGGGTCAAATCTTTCATTTCAAAATAATTCTGTAAATATTGAAGTTCAATTAGCTTCTGCTGGATTTGAGTTCATGTCAGACGTATCTGCTGCAGCAGGTTATTATTCTCCGCTCAATTTTATTAATAAAAAGCTTAATAAAATTATTAATGACATTATTGAAAAAGAATCAAATACCAATCAGCCAATAGAAAATTCTCCTCAAGAAAAAGTGCTTAAACAAATGAAAATCATAAGAACAGCAATTACTTCACAAACAGCTGTAGTAAAGTCTGAAGATTATAAAAAAGTTTTGACTGAGTTAGAGTCAGATAAATCAAACATTAGCAAGTTAAATACAGTGTTGAAAACATTGGGATATGTCAATGATGATTCAAAAGAAGTTAAAAACGCAAGTGAATTAATTAGTTTAATTAATGAGGATGAACTTAAAAAATCTTCAAAAGAAAGATCTTTGTACACATCCAAGCTAATAAAAGATAAAATTGCAATTGCAAGATTGACCGAAGATTTTGACCTTTTAGAAACAACAAACACAGCTTTTCAAAATAAAATAATGAATTCAGGAGATATGACAAAAGCACCAGATGAAGCAAACGTATTAGATGATTTAGGTTTAAGATTTAGTGAAACAATAAGCTTTGGAAAATTAGTGCTAATGTATTGTGCATTACCAATGATGTCAACTTGTGAATTTGCTGATGTTCAAGTTTTCTTTTATCCGATTAATAATAGAGCAGGTGGAGCTAGAAGATTTACAACTGCATCTTTACCTATTGAATATAGCATTGTTCGTAATGCTATTGATGAAAGATTTAAAAATGAAGGAAATATTTCTGTAAAAGGTATGTTTAATTTTTTAGCAAATCTTTTTGAAGACACAGGTTTAAAAACTTATGGCATCGGAGAAACTTTTGACTTTGACAAAGAAAACGAAAAGCTTTCAAAAGAAGACCAAGAAAAGAAAAAACAGGAAGCAATCGATGATTATTTAAAAGATAATCAAGAAAAATTAACTCCCGAAGAAGAAGCAAAAGGTAAAAACAAAGAATTGACTGAAGAGAAAAAAGAAGCAATTTATAAATTAAGTCTTAAAAAAGCTTTTAGAAATCGCTCAAAAGAAAAAATAGCACAATTTTATGAAAATGATAATTTGCCTGCTGAAAATTCTAATGAGTTAGTTTTACCTAATTTGCAAATGCATATGGAAGTCTTGCCTGCAATTGATCCGGAAATTTCAGCTAAAAGCGCGTCAACAATTGAAAATTTCTTTTTTGGTGCAATCAAAAAGCAAAATGAAGACGGATACTTGGATGATAAAAAAATATTAAGAATTCATGTTTATGATACTAGATCGAATGGAAATCCTCGTGGAGAGTTATTAAACAAAATATTAAATGATGATGTTGCAAATTTTTTAACAGGAAACTTATCTCATGTTGCAAATGATACTGATAAAGTAAAAATAGTAAGAGAAGATACTAAGTCGTCAAAACTTGTTAGTAAGATACCTACAAGAGAACTTAAATATTATGTTAAAAGAAGTTATCCTAACGTTACATGGGGTGCATCAAGCTCTGTGATAAAATCATTATCAGTTTCAAGTAATACTAGCGATAAAGTTTCAAAACTGATAATGATTAGAAGGCAAGCAGACGAGAGAGCCGCGGGAGGAGCAAAAAATAGAGTAGGTCCAGAAGAAGAAGTTTCAATTAACCCATCATCAATTAGTTTAGAAATATTAGGATGTCCTTTTATTGATAGAGGAACTCAGATATTTGTAGATACTGGAACCGGAACTGATTTAGATAATGTTTATACTGTAAATAATATAACACACAGTGTAAACTCAGGTATGTTTATGACTAGTTTAAGTTTAACTTTAACTGCGCAAGGTGCAATATCTAGTACGAGGAAAAATCTTGCAAATAAACTTAAAACTGCAGTCAAAGTAATAGAAGAAAACACTGAAACAAAAACAACATGACCCGGATAAAACCTATTATGAATATCAGTATAAAAATAACCAAAGGATACAATTTCTCAGATAACACACTAGTAATAGGCAATAAAAAAAATATATTATCTCTAAACGAAATAAACGAAATAAACAGATTGTTAAACCTGAAACAAATTAAAAACAAAAAACAATATTTTGATAAATTATTAACTTCTTTGAATGCATCAAAACAGGATGCTAATCGTTTAATTAACGTAAAAAATAAAAATATTTATTTAAAATACCTAAAAGAAGAAATAGAAAAGTCTAAAAATTACATTACTAGATATTTTTTTGAAACTTTACCATTAAGACTAGAATTATTTGAAAAGATTATAACACTCGAAAATTGTAAACCAACTATTTATGATCACAATACAACAACAGGACGACTAAAAGTAATTGGTGGAACTAACTTTTTAACAATGAAAAGTGAAGATAGAAATAGATTAAAACATAAAGATGATAAAAAGATCATTCAAGAAATAGACTTTAAATCTTGTGAACCTAATTTTTATTTAAAAAGTAAAGGAATAGAATTTAATGGATCAGATGTTTATAATTTTTTAATGAAAAAATTAAATATTGAGTGTGAAAGATCAAGCTTTAAAAGAGGCGTACTTTCAATAATTTATGGTGCAAATGAAATAACAGTATCAAAAATATCTAAAATACCTGTTAAGAAAATAAAAGAAATAAAACAAATATTCGATATTGATAATTTTTCAAATAGTCTAGAAAAAGAATATAAAGAAAAAGGTTATATTGAGAATTATTATGGACGTCCTTTATTCTCAAAAAACAATTTAGTAAATCACTGGATTCAATCTTCTGCAGCTGATTATTGTTGTTTAGCATTTAGAGAATATTTGAATAAAAATACATCAATCGAATTGCACGGAGTAATTCATGACGCGATTATTGTTTCTGATTATCAAAAAATAGATATTAATACAATAAAAGAGTCAATATCAAATATAGAAATCCCAGTATCAATTAAGAGTTTAGGAGATAATTAATATTATGAAAAAATTAAAAGAATTAAATTTAAACGTAGGCAGATCACCTGCAGAATACCCAGGAACGTCAACTAAATTTCCAATTGGCTATAATGGACAATTTATAGGAAATGCTGACACTTCAAATAGCAGAAGAATGCAAGTTGTGGCTAATTCAAATGAAGAAGCCGGTTTAGAAGAAGAAGAATTATTAGAGCAAGAGGATGACATGATAAAAGAAATTTTAAATGCTAGAGTTAAAAAAGAAAACAAATATTCATTATTAGAAACTTTAGAAAATATATCTGAAGTTGAGTCAGAAGAAGTTGAAGAAGAATCATATGAAGAAGTTAATTTAGAAGAGTTTTCAGGATCTGCGGCTGTTGTTGGTGCAACCGGTCCATTTGGTGACGAAAAAAGAAAAAATATATCATCAGCAGAATATCTTCAAAAAGAACAAATTGAAAGAATGAGAATATTGGAAGCTTATCATCAAAAAACTTCAAATAGATTAAAATAATTTTGTACCTTACACACACACACTATATAATTGCTAAGCAATTAAAAATTAAAAATTAAACATTAACAATTGCAAATTAAACATTAAAACGGAGAAAAATCATGGCTATTGATTTTGAAGCTATCAAGCGCAAACTAGAACGACTCAGCGGAAACAATAAATCACAAAATGTAATGTGGAAACCACAACCAGATGAAGAATATAATGTTCGTCTTATGAGTTTTCCAGATAATGACGGTCAACCCTTTAAAGAGTTGATGTTTTATTACAATATTCCTGGGCAACGTGGTCTTTTGGCACCATCTCAATTTGGTGAAAGAGATCCAGTTCAAGAATTAATTAACAAACTTCGTGATGAAGGTACAAAAGAAAGCTATGAAATGGCAAAGAAATTGTATCCTAAAATGCGAGTTTATGCCGCAGTAGTTGTAAGAGGCGAAGAAGATAAAGGCGTACAGCTTTGGGGTTTTGGAAAGCTTGTTTATCAAAAACTTCTTGGTATTATGCTTGACGAAGATTACGGAGATATCACTGACCCCAAATCAGGTCGTGATATTAAAGTAATTTGTTCTAAACCACCCGGTCAACAATGGGCAAAAACAGAAATTCTTCCTCGTGGACGATCAACAAAACTATCTGATGATACATCAAAAGCAAAGGAATGGATGACTAATATTCCTGACATTAAAGGTATATTTAAAACAAAGTCTTACGATGAACTTAGTAAAATTGTAAATGACTGGCTCAATGGCGACAACGAAGATGATGAAGGTACTGAAAAGTTTGGAAGTAATACTTCTAACGATGATGATACACCTAAATCAGGCGGTGGAAGCGGAAAATCTTATAATGACTTAGACGATGCATTCGCAGACTTGATGTCATAAATAAACAATCAATAAAAGATTAATCTTTTTTCGGGGAAGTATGAAAATGCTTCCCCATTTTTATATTTATGTAGTGATAGATTACTAAAAAAGAGGAATAAATGAATAATATCACTGCAAATAGTATCGATAGACGTTTATTAAGAGAACAAATAAAAAGAAAGATGTTGACTGAAGCAAGACACAATCTTGCGCAAAAAGTAATAGAAGAAAGATATGAAAAAGGAATAACTAGCCTGTCTATATTTGATTTTGCGCCAAAAGAAGATATAAAAGAAATTATTAATTTTGCGCAGGAAAACTTAAATGAAGTTAAATATGCTGCAAGAATATTAAGAGAGCAAGTATACTCAGGTCAGTTAACCAATTCTAAGCATAAAGTAAGTCAAGTATTAAGCAATGATATAGAGCTTAAAGGTCAAAAAATTAGACTTCATGAGGTATCAGACTTTGCATTAGATATGCTTTTTGGTTTCGGTCCAATGTTAGGATTAATTCCTTTGCCGGGTTTTGAAATAGCAGGTAGTGGCATTGCTATAGCAGGATTATTGTATTATGGATATAAGTTATATCAAGCAGTTAGAGCTGAAGATGGTTTGGAAATATTCATACAGGGAATATCAGTTTTATTTGCAGCTGCTGCTGTCTTTCCAAGAGTTGGAGCAGCTTTTGCTGCAGCAGCAAAAAAGGTATTTGATTTCTTTAAAGGCTTTATAGGCGTACTAGGTAAAGGTATATTAGCAGTTAAAACAGGAGGTGTTTCTGTCGTTTCTAATGTGGTTGCAAAATTTGGTAAAGAAGCAGTAGAACAAGGGGCTAAGGAGGTAGTTGAACAAGGAACAGTAAACGCTATGAAAGAAGTTGGGGAACAAATTATCACAAATAATCAAACGCTTAAGAAAGGAGCTGAAATTGCTTCTAACGGGGCGAAATATTTAGATCATGCCATAGATTTATTAAGGGGAATGAAAGAAGGTGCAGCAACAAAATATTTAGGAAAAATACCTGTTATCGGGCCTAAAATAAGTAGTGTAGTTGATAATTTATTAGAAGTCTTACCTAAAGTAAGAGATATAATTATTAAGAATACAAAAACAATTGCAGAAGTTTCAGAAGTAGCTGTAAAAGAAGGTGTTGATGAAGTAGGTACTGGTGTATTGACAACAATTGCAGCAGCCACTACCCAAGCTGAAAAAAAGGCAGCACAAGAAACTTTAGAAGCTTTAGCAAAAGAAAGTGATGAGCTAGCGGCCGCAGCACGTCAATTAGGTTATTTAGATGAAGCTTTCGAAACAGCAGCAAAAGCCACAACAAAAGGAAAAAAAGGTGCCAAAGGAATTCACAAAGCTGGAGAAAAACTTCTTGGTGAGTTTGATGTAGTAATGTCAAAAATGAGTCAAGAAGCTGCCAGTATAGGAAAAAACGCTAGTGGTGATGCAATTGAATTAGTACAAAGAGAAATATTTAAGGCAGGAGAAAAATTAGCAGGGGTTGGAATAAAAAATAAGTCAACATACGCAAGTGTAACAAAAATATATAAAGGACTATTTCAAACAGCACAAGATATTGCTGTTATATCAAAAACAAGTATATCATCTGCGATTAAAGAATTACCATCAGCAGCAAAAACTATAAATTTTGGGAATTTAAAGATAACTGGTCAAGCCGTTACGAAAGGCGGATCTAAAGTTGTAATTAAAGAAATAGTAGAAGAAGAAGGTAAAATTATGGTGAGGGCAGTAGCAAAAAATGGTAAAGTATATGCAAGAGAAATGACAGGAGATATTGCCAAACAATTGTCTGATAAAGGTATTTTTAAATCTATTTTTGGTAAAATGAATAATAATTTAGGCCGACAAGCAAAAGTTTTGGAAAGAAGAACTTTAAAAGCATCATTTTCAAGAACAGCTGCAAAAGAAGCAGAAGAAGCATCACTTAAACTTGCTGACGATATAACAACACAAACAGTAGGTGAAATAACTGAAGAAGTAGGTCAAGTAGCAGCAAAAGTTACTGCAGAAAATGCAGACAGCGTTATTAAAACGCTTATATCTCCTGAAAAATTAATGAAGGCTGATTGGTGGGTAAAATTAACAGGAGGCCTCTGGAATACTTTCTTAAGCGGGCTAGATGTTTCTGGAAAAACTAAACTTTCTAGAGTTGTAGATTCACAATCTTCAGATTATTATAATGTGGATCGATCAGAACTTGATGAAACCCTTAGACGGAAAAGTTTAAAATTTTTATATTGAAAATTATTCCGGAATAATGTATAATTCTTTATGTTAATAGATAAAGGAGAATACATGCCAAGTGATGATTTTACTAAAGACTTAATTAAGTCTCTCAATAAAGAAAAAGGAGCAAGAGTAGCTTATAATCTTGCAGTTGATGATAGCCCAACCCATGTTAAACGTTGGATCAGTACTGGTAGTCAAATGTTAGATTATATTTGTGCCAATCAAAAAGATGGCGGTTTACCTGAAGGTCGTATTGTAGAAATATTTGGACCTCCCTCAATTGGTAAGTCCCATATAGCAACACAACTAGCTCGTTCGACCCAACAAATGGGAGGAATTGTTGTTTATATCGACACAGAAAATGCAACATCAGTTGATAATCTTCGTGCTTTAGGGGTAGATGTTTCTTCTCGTTTTGTTTATGTTGATACACATTGTACTGAAGAGGTGTTGTCAATAGCAGAAAAAACAATCTTAAAAGCAAAAGCTCTTGATAAAGACGTTCCCGTTACAATTATTTGGGATTCTGTTGCTGCAACTTCACCAAAAGCTGAATTGTTGGGTGATTATGACAAAGAATCAATTGGACTTCAAGCCCGGGCAATTTCAAAAGGTATGCGGAAAATAACAGGTGTTATTGGGCAAACTAATTCACTTTTGATATGCCTTAATCAAATCCGAACTAAAGTAGGTGTAATGTATGGTGATCCAACAACGACACCAGGTGGTAAGGCAATTCCATTTCATAGTTCGATCCGGATTAAATTAGGCGCAGGACAACCGATTAAAGATGGTGATGATGTAATTGGTATTAATGTATCAGCAAAAACAATAAAAAATAAGGTTGCACCACCTTTCCGGGTTGCAAAGTTTCAAATACATTTTGGAAAAGGGATTGTTGAGCACGAAGAGCTTTTTGATTTGTTAAGAAAGCATGGCGAAGAGATAATTAATAATAAATCAATCAAGGTGTCAGGAAGTGGTCAATGGAAGAATTTTCAAGTTGTTTGTTGCGAGTCTGGTGAAGTTTTGATTGAGAAAAAATTTAGAAAAACAGCTTTTAATGAACTAATGAAAGATCCGGATTACAAACCTTATTTAGATCAGTTAGTAGAAAAAGCAATGGTAAAAGTTATGACAACAACTGACGGCGTTGATATCGATACAGAATCATTAGCAGAATTAGAAGCATTACAACAGGAAATGTTTGATAATGAATAGATGTCTTATAATAGACGCATACAATCTTTTTATAAGACATTATGTTGCGAATCCTGCAATGTCAAAAAACGGCGAACAAGTCGGTGGCATTGTAGGATTTTACAATAACATGACAAAGTTAATTGACAAATGCAATCCCACAGATGTTTATGTTATTTGGGAAGGTGGTGGTTCTGTTAGAAAAAAAGCAGTGTATAAAGATTATAAGCGTCAATCTCGTCCGGTTAAGTTGAATCGATATTATGATGATATACCCGATACAATGGAAAATAGAAATTATCAAATCAAAACATTGATCAAATTTCTAGATAACTTTCCGATCACACAGTTGTATGTAGAGGGATCCGAAGCCGATGATGTTATTGGATACCTATGTAAATATCGTTTTAAATCCAGGCCTAAGGTAATCCTTTCCTCTGATCATGATTATTATCAGCTGCTTGACAATTTGACGATAATTTATTCACCTACACTCAAGACATTTGTTAATGAAAAGTTTGTAATTGATAAATTCGGAATACATCCACAAAATTTTGCATTGGCAAAGGCAATTGTTGGTGATAATTCAGATAATATCCCAGGAGTTCCAGGTGCAGGATTTAAGACTTTAGTTAGAGAATACGGTCATCTATTTCAAAATCCTGAGTTTGATTCGAATCGATTTGAACTTTTTATTGAGAATTCTGTTAAAATGGAAAAATCAAAAAAGAAAATATATAAATCAATTAAAGAAAATGAAGATATGATTGAAAGAAATTTTAAAGTTATTAATCTAGATGTTGACAATTTGGCACATTACCAAGTAAATAAGATTGAACAAAAACTTGAAAACCATCAAAAAACATATAATAATATAAACATACACAAACTACTAAATGAAAATGCAATTAATAGCATTGACGTCTACAACACAAAAATAATTTATAATAGATTATTGAGGTAAAAATATGAATATGACCCCCGACCATGTGGAAAGTTATTTTTCCAAATATGGAAGAACGTTTCAAGAAAAAATCTTCCAAGCAATGTTAATAGATCACACATGGTCTGCGCAAATGATTGAAGTAATGACCCCTGAATACTTTGAATTAAAGTATCTATCTTATCTTTGTGATCGTCATTTTAATTTTTATCACAAATATAAGAATTTTCCAACAATGCAGCTTCTTGTTTCTATTATTAGAGATGAATTAACAACAGGAGATGACGTCGTTTTACGTGAGCAAGTAATTGAATATCTTTCACGTGTTAAAAATTCGCCAAATCAAGGTGATTTAGAATTTGTTAAAGAAAAAACTCTTGATTTTTGCAAAAAACAAGTATTACGTCAAGCTTTAGAAGACTGCGTACAAGCAATCACAGCAGAAAATTATGAGTCGGTTTTGAGTATCATGAAAGATGCTGTTTCTAAAGGTACACCTGCTACAATTGGTCATGATTTCTTTGAAGATTATGAAGCACGTTTTACTCGTTTAACTCGTATTTGCAGCCCAACAGGACTTGATGCATTGGACAAAAAAGAAGTTTTAAATGGAGGTCTTGCACGTGGTGAAATTGGAGTTATAACAGCACCAACAGGAGTTGGAAAATCTCACTGGTTGGTTCACTGTGGTGCTGAAGCTCTGAAGCGAGGCAAAAATGTTTTGCATTATACATTCGAGCTAACTGAAACAGCTGTAGGTGTTCGATATGACTCTCACCTTTGTGGTATTAACTCAACTGATGTGATCGAGAAAAAAGATGAAATTTTGAGTAGGTATGAAGGTAATGATTACGGTCGATTGATAATTAAAGAATACCCAACTGGATCAGCAAGTATCGTGACTATTAAAAATCATTTAGAAAAATTGGCAATGAGAGACTTTAAACCTGGATTAATTGTAATTGATTATGCGGATATTATGAGGTCAACACGTCAGTATGATTCTTTGCGTCATGAACTTAAGTTGATTTATGAGGAATTAAGAAACTTAGCGATGGAACTAAAAATACCAATTTGGACAGCATCGCAAGCAAATAGAGAAGCCTCTGATAAAGAAGTTGTAGGACTTGGCAATATGTCTGAAGCATATGGAAAAGCTATGGTTGCCGACGTTGTTCTTTCAATATCACGCAAACAATTAGAAAAAGCAACAGGAGCTGCACGCCTGTTCGTTGCAAAAAATCGTGCGGGACAAGACGGAATTCTATTTCCAATTAGAATTGATACAGCAAGAAGTCATTTTGAAATAATTGACGATCCTAATTCACTTTCTGTATTGGACATGGTAGAATCCGCGCATACAGGCACCAAAGACATGCTTAAGTCTAA